ACTTCAACAACGCTAACAAACGGCGATGGTCCACAATCTCAAGCAAACAACGAAGCTAGACAAAATCAATTAATTTTTACAGGAACAGTTTCTACTACTCATACAATTCAATTCCCTGCTACTCAAAAAACAATGGGGATCTACAATAACATTAGTGGTGGCGCAGATATATCTGCAAGACTAGGTGCTTCAGGAAATACTGTTACGGTAACTAATGGTAAGTATAGATTATTAGCTACTGACGGAACTAACTGGTATGATATTTTTTCATTAGCTGGTTTAGGTGAAGCTTGGCAGATTAAAACTGGTAACTACACAGCCTCCGATGGAGACAATCTTTTTGTAGACACATCTGGTGGTGCAGTACAAATAACTTTACCTTCTTCCCCTTCAATTGGAAATCAAGTAAAAATTATTGACGCTGAAGGAACTTTTGGTACAAACAATTGTACAGTAGCTAGAAACTCTGAAAAGATACAAGGAGCTACTTCAGATTTAACAATTAGCACCGATGGTGCGGGCATTGCG